CGCAATTGCTCAGTCTTTGGTGATTCCGCGCAAGATGATCCAGAGCATAGAGCGCGGAGCTTGGCGTGAGAAAAAAGTCGGAAGATGAAGAGTTCATCGCAGTCTGGAAAGAACTAGGTAGCCCAACTAAGATTTCAGACCGTATCGGTCTTACCCTTCGCAATGTGTACGAGCGACGAAGGGCAATCGAGAAGAAATACAACATCCTTCTCCCTACAAAGGACGCTCGTTTTACCCTACCCGAAAATCGTAGACGAGCGACACTAGAAACTGAAGGCTATGTGATCGTATTCTCTGACGCTCACTTTATGCCTGGTGAGCCATCTGCGGGGTTCAATGCCCTGCTTAAAGTTATCAAGACCCTAAAGCCAAAAGCGATTATCGCAAACGGAGATATTCTCGATGGCGGAACTATCTCCAAGTACGGCCCTATGGATTGGGAGCCAGTCACAAGTTTACGAGATGAACTCGAAGCGGTTCAGTGGCACATGGATCAGATCGTCAAGGCTTGCAAAGGTCTAGGAACTTTCTTACATCGAACCACAGGTAACCATGACATACGGTTTGACAAAAAATTAGCTGGATCTGTCCCTGAGTTCAAAGGCATCCAAGGCACGACGCTCAAAGATCATATACCTGAGTGGTCTGTTAGTTGGTCGGTGATGGTCAATGACATCTGCATGATTAAGCATAGACTCCAACATTCAGGTATCCACTCTGGCTACAACAATACCTTGAAAGCAGGTATCTCTACGGTCTCAGGGCATACCCATCTTTTGGAAGTCAAAGGATGGGGCGACTATCGAGGACGTAGATACGGTGTATCTACAGGGATGCTTGCAAATCCTGATGGTGGTCAGTTTTCTTACATCGAGGACAACCCTGTTCCTTGGTGTCAAGGCTTTGCTGTCTTGTGTTTCAGGGATGGTTTACTCTTGCCTCCTGAACTCGTCGAAGTTATCGATGGGACAGCGTACTTTAGGGGTCAAGCCGTTGGCTAACTTTGAATCTGCTTACGACAAGATGATGGAGGACGAGGGAGGTTACGTCCTTCACGAAGTCCAAGGCGACCGAGGCGGTCAGACTTATGCGGGTATTGCTCGCAAGATGCACCCCAAATGGGAGGGCTGGCAGCATATTGACTACCAAGAAACGCCACCAACACAGTTAGTCCGAGACTTCTATAAAGAGAACTTCTGGGACAAGATCAAAGGCGATGATTTAACGCATGACGTTATAGCCTCGTCGCTATTTAACTTTGCTGTCAATGCTGGCGTACCTGTAGCCATCAAACTTGCCCAGATATGCGTCAAAACGGCCCCAGACGGCGTTATCGGGCCCAAGACTATATCAGCACTCAACCAAGCTAATCCAGAGCTCTTTGTGGCCTATTACGCGCTAGCAAAGATTGCTCGTTATCGAGACATTGTTACCCGTGACAGAAGCCAGATGAAGTTCATGTTGGGTTGGATAAACAGGACGCTCAAGCTATGAACCTGCTCGGAATCTCTTCCATCGTTGATAGCGTCGGAAAAGTTATCGGAGACCTGCACACATCCGATAAGGAACGCATGGAGCTTGAGCTTGAAGCCAAGCGTATCGACCAGGCGATAGACCTCGGTCAGATGGAAGTTAACAAGGTCGAGGCAGCTAACCAGAATATGTTTGTTGCTGGCTGGAGGCCTGCTATCGGTTGGGTTGGGGCTGGCGCGATGTTCTACCAGTTTCTTCTTTATCCGCTTTTAGTCTGGGCATGGACTTGGATGCAGGCAGAGCAGATTGTCCCGCAAGAGGTAAAGCCTCCTCCCATGCTCGATACCGACGCTTTGTGGGTGATTCTTAGCGGTATGCTTGGGATCGCTGGGATGAGGAGTTTTGAGAAGAGCCGCGGTGTTGCGCGGTAACTTCGTCTCGCACCATCTGGCCAATCTTGTCACCGTGTACTTTGTCGATCTTCTCAATGATCGGAAGCCGTTTGCTTTTAGCTAACTTTAAGATCATCTTTGCCCAGTCTTGAACGACGTGCGGCAACGCTTGGTTATACGCTGCCGTTATCTCCTCTACGTCTGACGACTTAACTTGTTTGATAAGGTTGATCCACGACATTCCTGATCGACCACTCCTTAAACGCTCTGTGTTTTGCCATTGTGTCTTGGCACTCGGTTGACGGAGGTATCCAGCCGTGTTCTCTCCAGATCTCCTCGACAAGCCTGAAGCGTTCTTTCCTCGTCTGAGTCTTGATTAAGTCTTGCCAACTCATAATAAGCCTTTCGGGAACGGATAGACTGCATCAGCGTGAGGAGTCCCAGGCCTCGGTGCATTGAAGAACCTCCGTTTTTCCAACTCTGTAGGCTTCCAGAAGCACTCTGGAGCCTCAGACTTGATGATGTGAATGATTCTCTCAAGTACGGGAGAGTCATCAGAAATGTTTGCTGGTCTTTTAGCAAACGCCTTTTTCAGCATGGTTTGGTGGTGTACGCTTAACATGGCTAGAACGGTACTGAATCGTCGTCATCGACTTTGGTTGATCTTACTTCCGCGTCTTTCTGCTGGAACTTTAGCCCCAGATACTTTCCGTCTGAACCTTCGTTAACCCAGCCAGAGATCCAGTATTCGACATTGTTAATCATTGCTGAACCTCTGTAATCTGGGTGCACATCCTTCTCCTTCTTCTTGTTCTTGCTGATACTTCCCGTTAGTTCTTTTGGCATAATTTTGCTTCCATTTGAGTAACTTCGTTGAGAAAAGCAACCAGATCAGCCTCGATCTTGGTTAGCTCTTCCGGCTTTGGCTCGTAACGTACGATGAATAACTGTAGATGTTCAGGAAGTCTTGGGTCGAACGAAACAAAGTCGCACCAAGTCCTACCTGTCACGAGCATTTGAGTGAGCATTTGCGGTTTGTATTTAGCGGGAACCTCCTTAGAAAGTAAGTAATCGACATGGGTGTTTGAGTTGGGACACTTAATCTCAATCAATCCAGACCCTGCAAAGCCGTCAGGAGACGCTCCAAGCCACTTAATCGACTTGTGGGTATGAAATCCTGTCTGCTCGACGAAATGCCCTGTATGGACTTCGTAGGCTGCTCTGGCGACAGGTTCTTGCTCTGTACCCCATTGCATATAAGTATTTGTATAAGAATCGCTTTGTAGGCCCGTCAGACGCTCTGTGACGAGTTGAATCTGATAGTTCCTACGCGTAGCCGTTCCTTGTTTCGCAAGCACGTCTGAGGCTCTGCTAGCGGTTAGGTGGCCCAGTCTTGCTTTGTACCAATCATCAGTTCTTTGTTCCATGTTGCACCTTTAGTATCCCTCGTTCGATCATTGCTTGCATTGTGTTGATGTACGCTTGGTTCCAGAAGTCTCGACGTTCTTCGCGAGACATGTCTTTCCCTTGGTCTAAGTATGAGTGGCAACGAAAACAAAGAGATGCTACTAAAGCATCAGAGACCTTAATGCCCATGCCTTTGCCTTGATTTCGGTGGGCAGCGACTACAGTCCCATCTTCACAAAAACACGCTCCACAAGGCAGATGCCTACAAGCCTCAAGCAGTTTTTTGTTTATGTACATTCAATTTCCTTAAATCAAGTTCAGCGTCTTTCATCTCATCCGTCCAGATCAAGCCCTTCTCTAGCGCGTACTGTAAAAGTTGCTCTACCATGTCCGAGAACTCCGAGACCGTAAGCGAAGCAGTAGAAGGTTCAATCTCTTTTACCTGACCACCAGGGAGTTCGACGACACGAGAAGGCAAAAACCTCGTCTTGGCCCACTCATGCCAGATGTCTTGTGTGTATTGCTGGCCCATTAACTGTTCCGCGCAAGCTGTCAGGATCGACCAATAGAATCGATTCTGAGCCGCTGTACGAGGTGGTTTGGAGATAGTTACCATGTAGCCTAGTTCCGTGGCTTCTATGGCCTCTATGACCCTCCTGCGGTCATTCTCAGTGGTTAGTATTGATCTCATTTCTCAGATACCAGTTGTAGTTAGCTCGAAAGGCTCGTCTTTCAAAGTCGGTAAACTTGTCGTGACGATCAGAGAACATAGCCTCGACCATGCGTCTCTTAAATTGTTTACCGTCAACGTCAAGCCACATCAGGTAATTGTCGAGCCCAGACTCGTAAAGGTCTCCGAATAGAAACCTCATGGCCGTGATCGTGTCATCTTGTGGACGGGTTTTGTAGGGTGCTTTGCAAGCATCATCGACTGCCAGTTGAATCACAGACCAAAGCAGTTTCTTGCAACGCTCGGTCTGGATCGAGTCCAGTAGACCTTCTTCAAATGTGTTCAGGTTCATTTTCGTTTGTAGTAGTAGGCCCAGGATTTCCTGTAGAGTTTTTCTTTCGTTACCAATTTGCGAGCCTCAAGAGCGCGAATCATCTTCAGGGCATTTTGTGGTGTGCAACCGAACTTGTTTGCCATATCGTTAAGCGACATCCAATCATTGAGTGCTGCCAAGTAAGTCTTTTGTGTCGGGGTCAGGGGTTTGGACTTGTTAAGCATCATCCGGCCAAACTTTTCTACCGACTTCAGGAACTCACCTCGGTGAGAGATGAGCACCCCTGATCGTTTAGCGGCATCAAGAATCTGACTCATTTTTCTCTTTCTTCAAGCATAGCGTCTGCCATCTTGTAAGCCAGTTTCGCGGTGACATCAAAATAATTTTCATTCACTAATACTTGCATTGCTTTCGTTGCAAAGTAATCGCGCAGGGTCATGCCTTGGCTGTGTTCAATCGACTTCGCTGCAACTACTCTGTCATTACTTTGCGGGAACGCTGGCCCTCCTGTATTTTTCATTTGATCTCCGTGAGTTCTTTCTTGCGCTGCTCTTTGGCTGCGTCTAGCTGATTGATAGCTTGCGGATCATTCTTGAACTCTTTGTAGCTTGTAGTCCATGCTGCTTTTAACTCGTCAACTGTTTTGGCCTCTGAAAGCGTCTTTATGTGGTCGTCTACGGAAGGCTTATCTTCATCTGGCAAATCCTCTCCAGCGTAGATATAAAGACCTATACCGTGGAGGCTGATAGCTTTAGCTAGACACCTTTGCATAGCAGTATTGACCTGGAAAGCATCTGGCTCAGAGATCGCTTTGTTACGGTGATCCATGACGGGAAGTTGTGCAGTGCGAGATACGCCGAATGCTTTGACTTCACAAAACACCATCACCGTTTCGCCCCACATTTGGTGAGGCTTGTATTCCCAGGTTGCCGTAGGATCATGTTGTAACAATGTATCTACAGCCCAAGCCCAAGATAGGTAAGAAAGGCCGTTTTTCTTTTCGACCTTCTCGGTTACGTTGATCTTTCTAAGTTCGTTGAATTTCATGTTTGGCTCCGTTACTTTATGAACAGGAAGAGCAGTGTTCCGTAGCAAATCCCTAATGCTGTGCATAAGATCCAGTCACTCCTCGTCGGCTTGTATTTCGTCAAGTTCGTACTCCTGTTGTTCCAACTGTTGTTGGTAGTCATTTTGTTCCCTCTCGCGGTCGTATTCGTAAAGTTTTCTGTCTAGCCAAGCATCGTAGTCAACGCTCATGCAGCCTCCAGATATTTGTTAAGTTCGTCTCTAAGTTGCGTTACTTGCTCTTTGTTGAGATGTAGAGATGCGTGAGCTTTCATATGCCAGATAGAAATCCAAATATCTTGCTCGTAGTCACTGATACATAACTTTTCGTAATCTGTTGTTGCGATCTGTACGTCCATGTTGGCTCCTTGTTGTGATGGAGTAATCTTAGGCTTATCAACCCCATAAGACTGTCATCGTGACGACAATCTCTGCCGCTGATACCAAAAAGAAACGCCGTTCGTCGGTAAGTCCTACTCAGAGGTCTTTAGCTGCGCTTCGTGAGCGCGGTTACTTATGTCAGATTGTCGAGCACTGGAACCCTTGGGCTCGTATACGTCAGGACTTATTTGGAATAGGCGACATTCTTTGTCTAAAGGATCAGGAGACCCTCTTAGTACAGACGACCTCAAGAGCTAACGTATCAGCCAGAGTGAAGAAGATTGTAGAGAGCGAACATCTTCCGGCTATTTTGCGAGCAGGCTGGAAGATAGAGGTTCACGGATGGGGTAAGTTAAAAGAAGGGTGGACTTGCAAGGTTGTGGAGATCTGATAAGATTTGCCTGTTGTCGTAGCGGGCAATGTAATAGAAGGCCGTTTACTCATGCTCTCGACTTGCTTTCCCTGGCAAGTACCGCTACCGAGAGCAGCAGTAAGCGGCCTTTTTTATTGCCTCTCGACAGCCGTACTCCGAGCGTTATTAAGAACCTGCATGGGTTGCGCGGAAGTAAACACCGGCTGGCGATACACCCCGTTTCATGCCGATCCAGACTGTCAGTGAGGTACTGGACGTAGACTATTTCTGCATGGGTGGTAGACACAGAGATAGTCGGAGAGAATCGCTGGCTTCGGCTACGCTAGGCAAGGAACATCCAGAAGTGACCCTTGCGGGGCGAGGTGAGTGCTACCACCCTTGGGGAAGTTATGTCCAGAAATAAAGAAAGCAGAAGATTGTCAACAGAACGACATTCAACAAACAAAAAAAGGTCTACATTAAAAACTCCAACACAGGAGGTTTTATGTTTGAAGAGTTCTGGAGCAAATACCCGAGAAAGGTCGCTAAACGTGCTGCACATAAAGCATGGGCCAAACTATCGCCACAAGAGCAAAAGTCTGCTGTAGAGGCTCTGGTGACGCATAACAAGTACTACCAAGTGAAGGGCACGGGACAGGAGTTCATCCCGCATCCTGCTACGTGGTTGAACCAGGGAAGATGGGAAGATGAATTAGAGATCGCACCTGCACAAGAGAAGGTTGTTGTGTGGTGGGCTACAGAAAAAGGCACTTCTGAAATGGCAGCGAAAGTAAATTGTCCTGCTAGACCAGGAGAGGATTGGAACTCTTGGAAGGCAAGGATTTCAGAGAAAGCGAGGGCAGCGTGACCGACAAAGAAAAAGCCTACGCTCTGCTAAGAAAGCTCGCAGACGAAACAACGTATGTCATGGTGCATCCTAACGAGCTAAGAATCTTGCTGCACGACTTAGACCAGATGAGGCTGAGGGTTGATATAGCTAGAGAAAATTTGATGGATGCTTGGAATCTTCACAAAGGGGATATGGCATGAACCGTTTTGCCTTAGTCAGAGAGCTAGTCAAAGACCCGTCATTGCGAGTCACGGAGATTGCATGGAAAACTGGCTACAACAAAGGTCATGTCTCAAGACTACGCAAGGAAGCTAAAGGAGATTCCATGATCGAAAACAAAAGCGCAAAGACGCCAGCAGATAGTTCTATGGCGTGGGGTTGTCAGTGTGGCAGAGCTTATACGGTGACATGTATTTCAAGCAAACCAGCTAAGCAATGGGTCAGTCTGACGGATCAAGAAGTATGGGAAGCGATTGATGACGTGCTTGAGGGCGGTGGTTGGCTAGATGTAGCAAGAACTCTTGAGCAGGCTTTTAAGGAGAAGAACACATGAAGCAATGCAAATGCGAACACTGGCAGCAGTGCCCGACATGTATGCCCAACCGATTTGACGAGGAGGGAAACCTTAAACCACCCGAGCCGACGCCGCTGCAAGCTGCAAAAGCAGAGATCGAAGCATTGAAACAACGCCTGTTTGAGATGCAAAACGCGGCAATCGATTTAGCTAAGCAGCAGTTTTTAACTCAGGAAGACCTTGAAAGACGATGGGGAATTAGCGGGGCGACGCTTGAGCGTGACCGGTCGCTTAAGCAGGGCATGCGGTATCTAAAGATTGGCGGATTAATTCGCTACAGATTGCAGGACGTACTTGATTACGAGGCCGAATGCACTGTGGAAACAGAGCGGAGGAAAAAATGAGCAGAGAAGCTATGCAACTGGCGCTTGAGGCGTTGGAGGATGCAAACGATGTGGCTCGCATGGAATTTAGTGATGAAAATTACTACTCGGAAGCGATTAACGCCCTACGCCAAGCACTGGAGGAAAAACAAGAGCCGGTGGGAAATGATCGGGTTATGACTGTGGTTTACAGAAACGTTCAGAAGGAGGACGCGCAGTCATTTACGGATCATCCGAAAGCCGTGTGGTTTGGCTGGTGCCATGCTCCATATCAACGCGACGATGCCATATTCAAGCTGGAGAAAGCGATCACATCTCCACCAGCAAGCAAGCCGTGGGTTGGGCTGACGGATGAGGAAATCTTGGAATGCACGATTGCTGCCGAGCGTAATTACGCAAAGCATATGCAGGCGACTCGCGGGCAACAGTTAGATCAGCGCGATCAATTGGACTGGTGGATTGCCCGATGCATCGAAGCCAAGCTGAAGGAGAAGAATTATGGATAGAGAAGACATCACCCGCATGGCGCGGGAGGCTGGATTGTCAATCACCACAGCTTACGGAGAGAAACCCGAGCTTGCCCGCTTCGCCGCCCTTGTCGCCAAGCATGAACGTGAGGCATGTGCAAAGGTGGCAGAAGAACCGTATGAATTCACAAGCGAGGAATCTCATCGCATAGCAGCTTCCATTCGAGCGAGGGGAAACACATGAACCGCGAAGAAGAAATGGCGTTGAGAGAGTTGGCCGCAGGACGCTGTGTCATTCAGAAAGTCATAGACGTACTTGGCCCCCTGTCACTGTGGTCGAAAACTGAACTAGAGAAAGAAATTTTAAAGGCCGTAGCTGCCGAGCGTGAGGCGTGTGCGAAGGTGTGTGAGGCCGCCGACAAATCTACGCATCCGGCTGATCTTGCGGACGCCATACGAGCAAGGGGAAACACATGAGCAGAGTAAGTATGAGCACAGAACCCGAAGCCCTGCGGCTGGCTGATGCGCTGGACGCTCAAGTTGAAGTAGGTGGAGGTGATCTTAGAGAACTTAAAGATGCCTCCGCCGAACTGCGCCGATTGGCACTGAAGCAATGGGTTGGGCTGACGGATGAGGACATTCACGATGCTTTTAATTTTACAGAGGTGGTCAAACAATTAAGTTGGGATCGTGAGCCTGTACGGTGGTGCGAAAACTTTTCGGCATACATCGAAGCCAAGCTAAAGGAGAAGAACACATGAGTGGCGATCACAATATGAAAGAAAGAGATCCTAAAGGATTAGATCAACACGCTCCTGGAGCTAAGTTAGATGCAGAAAAACAAAGGCCATCACTAGTGTTTGAAGATATGTTTAGGGCCTTAAATGCAGTGATAGCCGTCGGTGAATACGGGGCCAAAAAGTATTCTTATGGGGGCTGGCTGCGTGTAGAGCAAGGCGAACAACGTTACACCAACGCTATGTACAGGCACATACTTGCAGAAAACGAAGATGGTTACGACAAAGATACACAATTGCTACACGCTGCACACGTTGCATGGAACGCAATGGCGAGGCTTGAATTGATGCTTCGCAGTGGAGAGTGGTCACTAAGATACGGGGATGACAATGACTGACGAGCAAAAGAAGATTCTGACTTATCTGAAAAAGCGTAAAACACCTGCTGACTTGAAGTCAGTTAGGCTACAGACAAAGATCGACAAGCAAACGACCGTGAACTGTCTAAACGCTCTGCTAAAGAAAGGCTGCATAAAAACTTCGTTTAGGATAGACCCGTTTACCAAGGAACGTGTTTGGGAGTGGGTCAAGGACGAGTACGAGGCTAAGAAGGTGTCAAGACCAAAGAAGAAGTTCAAGCCTGTCTTATCGAAACCCAAGCAAGAAGAAGGCGTAGACATCAATTTCTTTAATAATCCGTTTAATTTGAGGGTCGCATGAACTTACACGAAGCAGCAGCCATGAGTGCCGCACAAGACATCATTGAGCAGGCACAGTCAACAAGTGCGTTAGAACAACGAGCCTTAGCAATCGTCAATCTGTCTGTAGAGCTACACAGGAAAGCAATAGACCTAAGACTGCAAGCAGAAGAGATTCTCAAAGAAATAAGGTATGGGTTAAAATGAAAGTTGGCTCCTTCCCCTCCTTTGCCCGACGCGATGTTGGGCGTTTTTTTGTATGAATGCGGCGGTCTACACGGCGATCTTTGGCAACTATGACCCGTTGCATTACGCGGTCAGGCAAAGCGTTCCTACGGCCTTCTACGCGATCCTAGACGGTGTTAAGAAGCCTCAGGGATGGCAGCAAGTCATCACAAGCAGACGTTTCTCAGATCCTCGTATGGATGCCAAGTGGTTCAAGGTATTCCCAGACAAGCTAGAGTTTGCTGAGGATTACGTTATTTGGATAGATGGGTCGATAAGGATCACGAGTCAAGAGTTTGTGGCCTACATGATCGACCAGGCCGGAGATACGATGGCAGCATTTCATCACCCCTGGCGGACTTGTATCTACCAGGAGGCCGGAGAGTGTTGGAACATGGTCAAGTATCAAGACCAACCTATCTTGGCTCAGGTCGAGCACTATAGGGATCAGGGGTGGCCGCAGGACGCAGGTCTTATTGCTGGCGGGGTTCTATGTTGGAAGCGGAGTTACATCAATCCTCAAGCAAATCAAGATTGGTGGATCGAGATGATGAAGTGGACGCTCCAGGATCAGCTGTCATTCCCGATTATTGCCGACAGAAACGGGTTGGAAGTTAATGTGTGTACAGAAAACCTCATGGATAACAAATACTTTCAGGTGGTAGCCCACCATAGGATGGCGGAGTATGAAAAAAGTTCCGATACTCATTTGTACGGTAGGGAGTCCAAGTCTTGAAATCACGTTGTCGAGCATCCGTCTTTACGCCAAAGAAGCGCCTATATATCTGTCGAGTCGGGCCGAGACAATGGACGAACGAATTTACAAGTGGGTACTCAACTCGGCGGGTAATTTTGGTGATGCCTACAACCGGATCATGGACGATGCTTTCCAGCACCACGATGCAGTCATCATTGCCAACGACGACATCTGCCTGACTCCAGACTCCTACAGACTCATTCTTGAGGATGCCGAGCATCTACAGAAGGCGGGACATAAGATCGGGGTTTTAGGTGCTAGGTCTGACAATATCCTGGAAGCCCAGAACATCCGGTTCGAGGGTGGTGCAAGACACGGGATGAAGTGGGCGGAAGAACAGA